TCACACACTGTCTTCAGCGCTCAGCACCAGAAGTGAGGCGGTGCCGCGATCACCGACAGAGTCTGATCCCACAGAGGTGAGGATCGACACGAGCGCCGCAAGCCCAGCGACCGAGAGCAATTGCGGCCAGTCGATCCCGAGCAACCCGGTGGCTCCCGCTGTGAGCAGCGCAACCGCGGCTTGCGCGAAGGTCTTCACGGCCCGCTCCCCGGCGTCCTTCCAGAACAGTTTCGTAAACACTGTCAGCCTCCGTTAATGAGTCGTCCAACGAGGGTTGCACCGCCAGCGCCAATGACGCCGACGATGATGGGCGGCAACCAGGTCAACCGCGAGACCTGGTTGCCGAGTGCACCCTGCTGCGTCTCGAGCGCCGTCACGCGAGCATCGAGCGAGCGAATGTCAGCAGCGTCGCCCTCCTGCCGAATCGTTGCCCCCTCGATGTTGCGCAACCTGCTGGAGTGCGAGTCAAGCCGTTCGTCGACCTTAGCGAGACGTTCCACGATCACTTCAAGCTTCGCAAGCCGCTCCTGGGTGTTCTGGCCTTGCTTCCAGAGATCAGCCATGCCGACGTCTCCGGGCGGGGCCGCAATCATTTCGAGACTCGTTTGAATTTCGCCCAGCCTCCTCCGTCAGTGACGAACGGGGTGACGCCCAGCTGTTTTGCAAACGCATCGGCCGCCCGCTGCGTCGTGAGCTCCATCTGGAACTTGGGGCCAAAGATGAGCCAGCGGCCCTGACCTTTGCCCGCTGCATGCTCGTAAAATGCCATCAACAAGTTGTGCTCCTTTCTGTTTTGCGCCGCGGGTTTTGCGGGTGCGGCGTGTTTGGGGACGGGTTGGATGATCCTGACCCCGTTAATGTCTTCAGACCAGAACCGATAGCTCGCGGCAAATGCGCGTTCTATGTCTGCGATGGTGCGGAACCACTCCCCCACTCCATAGCCGCTGCGCCGTGATGAGAAGAGCCCACCCGCCCCGCCGAACGCGGTGGGCTCCCAGATGACGACGTGCCCCCAGTCCTCATACTTGTGTTGCCCGTCACGGTAATCGGTGTAGGTGCCCCAGTGAGACAGCCACACCACGGCGGGTGCGTCGCCGGGAAGCGCCCGGTCGTGGTGCTGGTGCCTGGTCGCGTTGGCGGCGGCGGTAGCGCTGTGCGGGCCTCCAGGGGCACCCACGGCCTTTTGTGCCATCGGGAGGCAGTTACCCGCGTACTCGTGGTGGGCGTAGCTCGGGATTACCAGCGTTTTGTAGGGCATGGGCCTCCTTAAGCGCGAAAGCTCCGCCGGTTGGGGCGAGGCTTAAGAAAAAGTTGGGAACTACCCTATTCAGTGACGATGACCTGATTCATCGCCTCAGTAAGTAGCTGCACTTGAGTTCGTGTCTCGTGCAATTGAGTCCGAAGTTTCAGAGTTTCAGACGCCTCCTGTGTGGCTTCGGTCTCGGTTTTGGCGGCGTTTTCCGCAAGTACAGCAGTCACTCCATGGAGAATCATCCGATCGGTGATAACTGCCGGATCCGCGCCTGCCGAGCCTGCCCATGCTGCGGGATCAGTGACTGTTTCTCCGTCGAGCACTTTCCCGTAGGAGTCGCTCCAACCCGGCTGCGCCGAAAGCGCCCACATGTGGCCCACCGCCCATAACCTTGCATCGTGGACCCCAAGACCGGCAGCGCACGCTCCCACTCGGTCAATCAGAAAACTGTCCTCGGTGAGACGTGCCTGTGCAAGATAACTCATTCTACTTTTCCTTCCTAGATCCCGTAGACCGCACGAAGCACCTGGGTGTTTGCGGGTGCGACAGTATTGTCCGCGTGCCCAGTGATCCTGTTGTTGCTGATATATACGTATTTCCAAACCGGTGATTTCCAGCCGTAGATCGTTTGCAGCACACCAGAACCAGCTGCGTCCACAACATGCGACTTTGGCACGAATACATAGTTCCATGATGAATTTGCTGCCACACCGTCCGCATATGCAGACCAAGCGAGCACGACGCCGGTGAGTTGAGCGTTTATGTTCTCCAAAAGATTTACCGCTTGCGTCCCGCTCATGTACGACGCACCGGTCCAGAGACTCTTCAAACCGCGAGTTGACGAGATTCCAGTCGAGTCGAGCACGATTGCTTCCGAGTCCAGCTTGATTCGATTTGATGCTCCCCGAGGCGTCGCAATGTCGAAAGTGATGTTACTGTTCGCAGCACCTAGCCCAACAAACCGAACTATTCCGCTTGAGTTGTATTGCGTTTCTACAGTCTTCTTATTGATCGTTTCATTGACCGAAATTAGACCGCTGTCTAAAGTGGTCGTGTTCTTGCCATTCGTGCTAGAAAGAGCGCCCGTAAGCGCCAAGCCTCCCTCTTCAGAGGAGAGTGCCGCGGTCACAATATCCTTTGCCTTAAACACTCTTAGTCCAGTGACGTCAAGCTGGAGACGCTGTCCAGATTCGGCAGTTCGAATTGTTGCTCCGGTGATGACCTTGCCATCAATAGCTGATGAAGCAAGAGCTTCAGCAGTCACCATTCCGTCAGCAATTTGAACGGTGCCTCCTTCACCAGCGACTAGAACTTGATCTGCAAGTATCTGATCGCGTACCCACGACATTCCATTCCAGCGATCTACCTGAAATGGGCGCCCTCCCTCGTCCACTCGAACAAGCTGCGCTCCGAGACGAAACCCTCCTTCTGGCATCGGAGGTGCGTAAACTGCATCCGGACCCATCCGATAACGCGCATTACGCAGTGCATCCTCACGAGCCTGAGTCGCTTTCGAATCTGCCTGCGCTGCGGCCAGGGCCGCCGCATCCGCCGCGGCCAGAGCTTCAGCAGCTTTAGTCTTTGCCGCCAACTCTGCCGTATCGGCTTTCGCTTTCGCGTCAGCGGCCGCAGCGGCCTTCGCCTCAGCTACAGCTCGTGCGGTCTCATCATTTGCATCTGACCTTGCTTGCTCTGCTTGAGCCTCGGCAAATTCTTTAGCCGCCCTCTCAGCTTCGGCGGCCCGATCAATGGCGGATTGTGTCGCTTCAGCAGCTTCTCGCTGCGCCAAGCTCGCCGCGTTCCTGGCAGCCTCAGCCTCAACCCGTATAGCCTCGGCAGTCGCGCTCACCCCCTCGGCAAATTCGGACACTACAGCCGCATCAGCAATGGCCTTCTCAGCCGCTTCCAGAGCCTCTTCGACCGCCACAGAATTCTCAATGCCAATCATGCTTGCATCGTGTGTCGCGTCCTCTAGCGATTGAGTCTGGTCCGTCAGGTCATAAATCGGATCAAGCACAGCGAGATCTTCGGAGTGACTTAGAACCACATCTGCCACTTCTGGAACGCTAGCCACCGCCTCTCCAACGTTGACTGTCTCGTCACCAACTTCAACAGATGAACGCTCAATCTGCCCGGTTCGCGCCAGGCTACCAACCGACAACTTCAGCGCCATGGCTCGTGCCGCCTGCTCTCGCAAGAGTTCTTTTCGAGCTAACGAAATCATGCTGCTACCTCCAACACTAAATCAGCCACTGCAAGGTTGTTCCACTCGATTTCCGAGATTCTTGCCCAGAGCCGTTGTCGCCCAAGCCACCCTGCGTCAATGTCAACGAGGATCGTGTCGCCCACTCCAAAGGTGCCACGAGGCGCGTTCGGGTGCCGCGCATCTATTCGAATGGCAGATATCTTTAGGCTCGCCGAACGAGCCGCTAATTCACTGCGTGCGAGCGCCTCCACTAAAGATTGTTTGGTGAGGTGCTTCGCGGCAACAACGACTGGGGTACGACGACGACCATCCGCGAGGCCAACCTCAGCGCGTAAAGCGCTCTTGCCTTCACCCGCACCAAGCACCGTCACCGAATTGGCGTACTTACTCACGTCATCCGTGACCGAAACCTGCTCAGTGATGTTCGCGCCTTCAATGAATGCTAGATCGGTGCGTTTCTCACCAATTCTGGGAAGGCAGCGAATCTCTTTTAGCACCCTCGTGCGATCGCTGTTCCAGCCAGACCACTCCACCCATTCATACCCGGCTTCGGTAATGGCATCAACCATCGCGTCGAGGCAATAAGGTGTGTCCCACCATAGAATCTTCCAGGCCCCCTTGTCAGTGTCGGCCTTTTGTCTCGCAGCATCATAGTCAGCCTTTGCGGCCTCATAGGACTCTTCGAGCGGCGCCTCCGTCGACTTAAGGCCTGCAATTTTTTCTTGATCAGACTTGATGAGCGCTTCTTTCGCCTCACGCTTCGTCTTGATCTCGGTCGACTTCGTATCAACAAGTTTTTTCTTCGCAGCGATGGTCGCAGCAGGTGCCTTCGCGGCGATGGCAGCGGCATACGCATCCTTTAGAACACGGCGATCTCGGTTCAAAACAAGGATCGCAGCATCGAAAGGTTTAGAAGCGGTTGCTACCTTCGCCTCAAGTGCCTTGCGAGGCTTCGCGTACTCGTCCCAGGAGGCCTTTTTTGCGTCCATGATTTTCTTGGCCGCGTCAGCTTTCAGATCCGAATCAGTCCCACGACGAACACTCGAAGCACCCGTAACTTTCACACCAATGTTTGCCCCCGTTTTCGCCTGCGCATACTCAACAACATGCCGTGCTACAGCAATCGGGTCCACCTTCACACCGTGGTACTCCCCTTCGTACGGGTACCCGCTGAAGTAAGACGAAAAGCCTTGGCCCTCAATCTTCCAGCGTGCCCCCTCAAAAGAAGATCGCGTGACGAGCCATGTGTTGCGAATAATCCCATCCGCCTCCTCATGGATGTAGGTCGCGCGAGGATCAATCAAAGTTTTACTTCCTGCATGCCGATACGCTTCCGCGATCGGAAGCACCTCTCCAGAAAACGCGCCGGCTCCGCAAAGCTTCTTTCCCGCGGTTGTGACGACGATGGGCAGTTCTAGTTCGAGAAACGCACCATCACTGATCCGCTCCACAATGTACCGAAGCACGGGCACCTCCTAAACAATGCGCTGCTCAAAATCAACCGTCAGTTTGAGCTGCGACGACCAGACAATTGCGGGTGTGCACTCAAGCACACCGCTCATTCGTACTGCCCTCGGAAAGAATCTCTTGCTGGTGCCGATCAGCTTTTCCGGGATGCGCCCCTCTTGAGATACAGCAATATCTATAAAGGTCGTCACGTTCTCGAGCGTGTCCCACCCCCGCACCCGCGAACGCCACACGTCAGGATCGACGGTCTGTCCACACTGGATCCAAAAGTATCCCCAGCCGTTACCCTTGCCTCCGTAGTTACCGAGCCCCATCCACTCCATCTGCACATTCCAATGAGTTGCCCACTCAGGAATATCGAGAAGAAACCCCTGGTAAAGATTGCCCTGCGTCGGGAACGTGCCACCGGCTGGGTAGGCAGTCGTAGAGGTGATGTGCTGACGCCCTTCAAGTCCACCGATTTCCTGTAGCGACATCGTGCGGGCAATACTTTCTCGACGCGGGTTCTGAAGCGCCCTGAGATCTGTAATCATGTCCGCGGTGATGGTGGCTGTCGACTTTGGCCAGTCAATCGCAGCGAGAGTGATCCCCGTCACGTTTGCGTACGCCCCTGATTTGATCTGGTTCAGGGACGTAACCGGTCGCTGTTCCTGTGGCACGAGCGCATCTACGTTGGGAATCACAGTGATGCGGCAAAAACTATCGCCGTCCTGCCAAGACTCAGGGGTCACAGGTTCCAAATAGGTGACCGATTCCATTTCGGGATCCGTGATCTCTAGGATGATCAGGTCTCGGCGGGTAGTTTGCGAGCCCGTGCCCGGCACATCCGTGACCGTGAGCTCCCCATCAAGGATCGGCCCGTACGATTCTCGTCTGGAGCCGTCGGTGTCTCGCGACTGAGCGATGCCACCGCCGGGCATCACTCGAAACCCGGTGCCGGGCTGGTTCAGCGGCAAGACCTTCAAGTCGCCTGGCTGATCAACTCCAGATCCCGGACCATTTTCTTTCTGAAGTGTGCGTCGGAACAGCCTCGCACTATGCTTCGACCCGTTAATGACGTGTGGAACGTAAAACCCCATAATGATCTCCTCTAAAAACTCGTGTATGCCGGCTCAACTGAGACGTCAAGCCACGCTGTGCCCGTGGTGTCGTAACCCCTGAGAATGACGGTGTGGGCGCCCACGGGGAGCGCCATTTCAGACATCCGCGATCCAGCCGGCGATAACATGCCCGGCGCACCGTTGCCGTCCTTGAGTACCCAACGCGCCCAAGGACGCGTGTCGAGCACTACCACTTGGTCTGATGCGAGAATGCCGTTGAGAATCAGCTTTCCAACACCGGGCACATCAATGATTGGGTTCGTGATCGGGCCGTGCACCGCGAATACGGGCCACGCAGCGGCTTCCCCAGTCACACGAATCGACTTACTGCGCACCATCGGACCAGAATCAAACGTGAAGGGAGCTTCTGCAGGAAACTCCAACCCGCCCGACACCGGCGGCACCATATTGATTCGGGTTACGGTGGGGTCCCCGTACCACCGCTTGTCCACCGTCTGAAAAGTTAGTGAGGGCTCTGCCGATCCGTCCCAAAGGGTCGAATCATCCGGGGTGAACTCTCGCATGTGCCCAAAAGCACGCACCTCACCGATCCGCAGCTCGGCTATATCTTCAATATCACCGCATTCGGTGTCACCGTCCCAGAACGACTCAAGTTCTCGGAGACGACTACGAACACTGGCTTCCTTCTCCGACTGCGAGGTGCCGCCACCAAGAACCGCGATCTTCAACTGATGCAGCGGCCCGTCACGAAACGCACGCCCGAGAATTGTGCCATTCCTGTTTGGAGCTGGGACATCGGTCGCCCTCAAACCGGGTACCCCGCGCACGAAACTGGTCAACACGTAGGGTGCGTCCCCACCAAAGTGTAGGGACGCACCGCGATGCGTGATTGACCCACTGTTGAGGTCAGTCATTTACTGCTCCATTCATACATACTGACGCTGCATGACGGCAGCATCTTCAAGGCCACGATCGACCGCGTCATCGGCGATAACACGAGCTCGGGTCAGGATCGATCCGTCTGCATCGAGCAGCGTGACCTGGTCAGGGAATTCGCCACTTCCACTCTTCATTGCGTCCCACTGCGCACCGGTAAGGATCGGCTCCGGCCGACCCGTGCGGTTCTCCACCAGAGAGACGCCCGGCTGCAACCAGCCGCCCGTGTCGTAGAGGGTCGCCGAGGTTGATCCGTCACCGCCGATCCGGGGAGTGAACAGCTTTACAGCGCGCTCCGCGGTGTCTTTCACGAGCCCGGCAGCGGCGTCGATCCACATTCCACCCTCCGGGAACGCCTCCTTCACCTTGCCCGCGACCCAGTCGATTAGACCGGCAAGCGGGTTCCAAGCCTCGCCAAGCATCTTCGCGCTGCCGTCGAGGTAGGGGGCAGGATCGGTCATGTTGTTCCAGCCTCCCGGAGGAGTGTGAACCATATAGTGCAGGTGAGGTCCGGTCGACATGCCCGTTGAACCGACGTAGCCGATCACGTTGCCCTGCTGCACAGATTGCCCTTCGTGCACCGCGAATCGCGACAGGTGGGAGTACCGGGTCGCAAACCCTGACGGGTGTTGCAGCCTAATTTCCTTGCCGCCCATGTTGACAACACCCACGTTGGTCGCGACGCCCTCGGCGGCCGCCATGATGGGCGTTCCCTCCGCCGCAGCCAGGTCGATGCCGTTGTGCCCGCCGTGGAACGGCTGGCTTACGTTGTAGCTTCCCTTCTTGAGCGGGTTCACAAGGCCACCAGAGGCGTAACCGGGAATCTCGCCAAAGCGGTTCATGTGGTCGAGCGCCCCGGGGTGGGAACGTTCGATCTGCCTACGCGAAGCAGCGCGGATCACGTGCTCGTTGCCGTGCACGACTCCCGCGACGGCGGAATGTGGCAGATTGCCCGTGTAGCCGCCCTCCGAGAATCCCTTAGGTAGTTTGATCGGCGCCAGATTCACACCGGGAATCACATTGATCATGTCGATCAGCCCGTTGAGCACGGTGTTCACTACAAAGCGCACAGGCTTCTTGGCGAGCTCCTGGATCCCTTCCCAGGCCTTGCCAATCCCATCACGAGCTGCCTCGAAGGCCTTCTTCGGATCCGATTGGATCACACTCGACATTGTGTCGATGACCGGCTTGATGTGGTCCTCCCACACGGATCGAATCAGACCAGATATCCCATCCCAAGCCGGCTGGATGTACTCCTGCCACAACCCCGTAAAGACTTGGCCAAGAATCTGGATCGCGACGCTGATATTGTCAACAATCGGCTGAATAATCTCCAACCAAATCCAATTAAAGAGCAGCCCCAACCCATCAAACACCGGCTGAACATGCTCCTGCCACAACCCCATAAAAACTTGGCCAAGAATCTGGATCGCGACGCTGATATTGTCAACAATCGGCTGAATAATCTCCAACCAAATCCAATTAAAGAGCAGCCCCAACCCATCAAACACCGGCTGAACATGCTCCTGCCACAACCCCATAAAAACTTGGCCAAGAATCTGGATCGCGACGCTGATATTGTCAACAATCGGCTGAATAATCTCCAACCAGATCCAAGTGAAGATCGCACCAAGCCCCTCAAGTACCGGCTTCAGCATGGTCTCCCAGACCATGACAAAAAGCCCACTGACGTTTTCCCAAGCTTCACTGAGGAACCCGGTGAATTGTTCCCAGATTTGCTTACCGAGCTCAGTCTGCGTGAAAAACCAAACAAGACCAGCGACGAGCGCGGCAATCGCCATAACGATGAGCATGATTGGGTTTGCTGCAAGCGCAGCGTTGTAAAGCAATTGCACCGCAGCCGCAGCCTCTGTCGCGAGCGTCCAGGCCCCAAACGCCAACGCAGCCCCACCAATCGCCGCAGCGATGGGCGCGACCCAGGTGTAGTTGTCCTGTAACCATTTGCTTACGTTTTGCATGGCTGTTGCAGCGCTTTCAAGAGCCCCCTTCAACCACGTCCCAAACGCCTCGGCCAGAGGCTTCACATTTACCGCCGCTTCATCGAGCCATTTTGAAATCTCTTGGAACACCGGCGCAATCTGGGGGAAGACATCCTCCATGATCGTCATGGCGAGCCGCTCTAGCGATCCCATCATGATGTCGAACGAACCAGTGGCGGTGCCACCCATCTCGTTCGAGATGGCACCCGCGGCGGTCGAAGCCGCCTGTTCAAACGCCCCAAAACTGATCTGCCCATTCGCAGCCATCTTGAAGACCTCGTCGGTGGTCACCCCAAGCTGATCAGCAAGTGCTTTGTAAACCGGGATCCCACGACCCTCAAGGTCATTGAGCACATCGTTCTGAACGCCACCCATCTGCGAGGCAGCTCCTGCGAAGATGGAGCCCATTGTGCCAAAGTCAGTGCCCGCGGCGGCGGCGCTGCTCCCGACTGTCTTCAGTACACTTTCGAGCTGTTGACCAGGGGCAATGTTCGCCGCCATCAGCTGACCGGCGACACCAGCGGCATCACCTACTCCAAACGCTGTCCCCTGAACAGCAGCAAACGCATTGTCTGTTGCCTTTGCGACCGCCGCGCTATCATTCCCGAGGCCGCGCATTTTTGCTTGCGCGACATCTATCGCGTTCAGTTGGTCAACTCCCGAAGAGAACGCATTACCCAGGGTTGACATGACAGCGTTCCCAACAGTTGCCAGCCCCTTTTGAAATCCGGCACCGAGGGTCTTCGCAATGCGGGATCCCGGACCCTCACCATCGGCCTTATCAAGTTCTTTCTTGACGTCTTCGGCAACCTCAGGAACTTTTACATTTACTGGAACATCAGGGAGATTGAAATCCTTGAAGCTATTCGGAAGTTTGACGTTTACAGGAAGATCAGGAAGCTTAATATCCTTAGAAAAGTCCGGGAGCTTCAGCGAATATGAAACCTGCCCGCTCGTGGTTGTTGAACTGCTTGCCATGTGGCCTCCTTGGGGTAGGGCACCGAACCCCAAGGGATCCGGGCGAAAAGAAACTTGTATTCGCCCGGATCAGTGGTCAGGGCTACGGATGCTGGATCCTCCGTTGTTTGAAGCGGCTCGCTCCAGATCTCAGGCGTTCCAACCGCCGCTCGCGTTCGTGCTCACCCTCGGGATAGGGGCGTGGTTTGACTCGCTTGGGCTTCGACGATTGTGATGCCCAGACGGCATGCTCGATCCACCTGAGCATGTCTTCTTCGCCGGTGAGCGCAGACTGACCACCAAGCCAAACGCCGATCGCACCGCCGCGTGGCATGTGCCTGACGTACAAGGCAACGTCTTCAGGATCCTCGGTGCCCGCCCACATGTCCGAGAGTCGGACCGAGTAGAACCGCCGCAGATCGGCAGCCACTCGGTCCGGACACTCTCGAAGAAGGTAGGCGAGCGTTAGGAGTTTTTTGCGCCGACCTTCTCGTAGATCACGTTGACGAGTTCGGTCAGTTTCTCAAAGTCCGAGAAGCCGTCTTCGTCCTCAAGCGCCTTGATCACACGGGCGAGTGAGTCTTCACCGATCAGGTTGCTCAGAACCGTCTCGATGTCGTTGTTGCGCAGCGCGAACATGGTTGGTGTGTGCTTCGGAGCACGCGAATCAACCTCGAAGTGTTCACCCGCAAAGTCGACGCGGATCACGTCGTGAGGTCCGCGCTGGTGATCCCTCGGCTTTGCCCGCGACTGCTCCCGAGTGCGAACAGTGTCGCCAGACTCACGTGCGGTGTAGTCGCTGTCGCTCGGGTGGGTGTTGGAATACGTGTTGGTCATGTGGTGACTCCATTTCTTGAAATAGGGGTGTGACTCTGGAGAGAAGAACGGGGCGCGGAGTCACCACGCGCCCCGTTCGGTTTTGTTAAGCCGCGGCTTCGAGGAAGGCGGGCTCGTCAGACAGCCAGTAGCTTCCGCTTGTCTCGGTCATCGTGAACTCGTACACGGAATCGTCCTCGACGTTTGTCACGTAAGCACCGCGCTCAGACACCGCAGCCAGCTCGATGCACTTCAGACGCGTGTAGCCTGCGTTATCGACAAACTTGACGATCACGGTCTTCTCAATCGTTGGAATCGACTTCGGCATGTCGACACGCGCGATCTTGTTCTCGCCGGTACCCACAAGGCTCGGCTTGCCGTGGCCGTAGTAGAGCCCTGTGACCTCGGGGTCATCTTCAAGTGCCGCAAACTTGTGCGACTTCTTGGTCGAGGTGTTGCGAAGCTTCACAATGGCGCCGCCCTGCCAAGCCTTCGTTTCCTTCGCCTCGACCTCGACGCTCTCTTCGATACCACCCTCAGAAATCCAGCCAACCTCAATGAATTCGGTCGGAATGGTGAGATCGGTTGTGGGCAGCGTGGAGCCCTTGGGAGCGATCCAAACGCCTGATTCTTCGGCGTTCCATTCCCGCATGTTGTCCTGGTTCTTAGCCATTACTTGCTCTCCTTCTTTGCCTGAACGGCGCTCTTCTGGTCTGTGGCCACCGCGCGTGCCTTACCGCGGCTGATGAGGTCGCGGGCGGTACCCGGCTCAACCTCTACGGGGTGTCCCCCTTCGTGGGTTCGACCCTCTGCATCGACCCAGTCATTTGCAATCACAACTTTCGTCACGATCACTCCTTTCTTTGTGCGTGCCCCTAAGAATTAGGGGGTTGGGAACCTGCCCCGGATCTCCATCTGGACAGTGAACTGGTAGTGCTCCGAGCCGCCATTCTTAGTGGGTCGGCGCGGTCCTTTGAGCACGCGGTTGCGCCTCACAGGTCTATCGGCCACGACGCGTGCGTTTAGCACGTGTCGCATGGTCTCCGAGGCGAGGATCGCGGTCGCCTCTCGAGTTTCCGCCCAGCAGTGGAAGGTGACTTTCACCACGTCGTGCGCCAACTTTGGCGCTCCGCCCGTGCGTTCCACGCGGATGAACCGGTCTGGCCGTTCGGGGGGAACATCAACACCAACCTCGGTGGCCTGCGTTGATCGCAGATAGGCCACGAGCGCGTCCTCTGCTGGTTCAAATAGGTACTGATTCACGAGTCCTCCAAAACTGTGCGGTCTTAACTTCTTCTGACAAATACGCCGATAGGCCTTCGTTGATCTCGAAGTTCCTGTCGCAGCAGAGAAGCGCGGCTTTGACGCTGGGATAGCGCGAGCCGCAGACATCACACTCTTGCTGGCCGTCGGACATCAGCGGCCTCCTTTCGAACCTCGATTTTTGGCACGCCGAATGAGATCGGTGGGTGCGTTAGCCGCGTTACTCGTCGCGGCAGAACAGCAGAACAGCAGATAACGCTCTTGCAGCGTTCCTGCGCACAACCTCAGACCCGTGAGCTCTACAGACTCAACGTGCGGGCATTGGCAAGGATCCTCGCCGATCGCGAGGAAGAACAGCCGTCAAGAACCTGGCCTTTGGCCAACAACCTTGCCGCAGGTGAGGAGGTGGGATGACACCCGGCTTCACTTACCATTTGCGGCCGATAACCGCGCAATGCCCCCAGAAACGAAAAAAGCTCCTGATCTTTCGATCGGAGCTTTTCGAGGGAGTAAGCACACTTCTCCCTGACCACTTAGTAGCCTAACACAAAAATCAACTCATCGCATCTTGGCCCCGCGAAAGCCCCGACCGATCAACACGAATACCACAACTCTCAAGCACAGCGGTATCCACAGAGGCCTGCACAGAAAAACCGAGCTTCGTAATTTCACTCCACCCAACCCAGAGCGCCTCGCACTCCTCAGCCCGACACTCCGCAATCGGAGCGCGCCCCTCTGCATACTCGATGACCACCGCCGCTCGCCGCTCGCCGCCGTCAAGCACCCAGCGGGCCTCGCAACGCGGGCACGGAACCGTGAGCTCCATCTGGCGAGGTCGCACATTCTGTTCGGCTTCGATCCTTACCACCCACGACTCAACCTCCTCACACACCTGCAGCCACTGCCCGTCGGCCAACTCACCCTGCGACCTCGAACGCCGCGCAACAGTCCACGCCTCAGCGACATCAGCCAAGAGAGCGTTGCTCCCACTCTGTTTTGCCAGGTACAAACCCTCTCGAATTCGCCCATTCGCGCGTCGAATATCGTTCAGAACACGTAGCGCACCAAAGTTGATCGGGATCCCCAGGCCATTCGAGCCCGCACCGCCACGTTTGACAACCTCGGTTATCGACCGGTCTAACCAATCGAGCAGAGGCGGCCAATCAACCGCGCCGGCCTCTGTCATTTCGGTGTGCGGCTGGGTCAATCGCACAATCGCGCGCTCCGCTGCGGTCACAGAAACCACCATCATTCACCCTCCTCTTCAGTCACGTCTTGCAACCCATCCGGGTCGCCATCGTCCCCAAACTGCCCATCATCAGTCAGGAGCCACAGGGCGTATTGCTCTCGCTTCACTTGCCTCGCAAGACGAGGGCATTCTGGATTCCCCGCCCGCAAAAAGGGATTCATGCACCGCCCACAGCGGTGCGGTCTTTCGCCGCGCTCCACATCGGCGAGCGACAGCCCGCGGCGGTACTCTTTGACCCCCGCGGCTTTGCTCACGCGCTCAGCCTTCTCCGCCAAGCGAATATTCGGTTCGCCCATCAACATGCTCTCCTGCATTTCCGTCTCCTTCTCAACTCACGCCCCGATGCGTTACGTCAAGCAGAATTACACACTACTTGACATAATGCAAGCTAGTTGAGCTAAATAACTGGACTTATGTCGCTTTAAATTGAGCGGTGCATGATTCTTCTTGACGTGTTACAGTGAGCGCATGTCAAGAAACGACTCCGCCATGGTTCCGTTTGAAGAGCGCAAGCATCTGGCCTCACAGGTCAAAGGCCTTCGCCAAAGCGCTGGCCTGAAACAGCAGGATCTTGCCGACCTTGTTGGCATCTCGCGTCAGGCGCTCTCAAACATCGAGCGCGGGGCAACTCCGCAGATTGAGAACCTACGTAAGATCTACGAGGCTCTCGGCGCAGATCTGCAAACAAGCAACCGGAGCGCAGACACCACGGTCTGGCTTGGAATCATCGGGGGCATGCTCGACACACTCGATCGACACCGTCAGGGCAAAGCCGGACAGGCCGCTGTTAACGCCATTGCCGCGGTTATCGCAGAGCCGAGTGTCAGTGGCCTGCCGGAGAATAACGATCCTCGACAAAGAAGCGACTATGCGCTTGCGGCCCACGAAGAAATCGATGAAACGGGCGAAGACACCTACTAGACGAGAGGGGATGATGCCGTGGAACTTCTCTATGACTATGCCGCGAGCATCGACGTGACGATTGAGTATGCAGACCTGAGCCACCTCCATCGAGTTGGCGATTACTGCCTGCAAACCCGTGAGGTGCGCATCCAAGATGGCATGCTCTACCGCAAAACTCGCTCTATCCTTGCCCACGAACTCGGGCACGCTACGAACAGCGACGAGCCCACGGTCTTCGAACACCTCAATCGGCGCATGGAACTTCGTGCCGACGAGTGGGCCGCACACTTTCTCATTAACGAAACGGCCTACAGAGACGCCACCCTCAAGTTCGGGCGCCATCTACCCTCCGTCGCGCAGGAGCTCTGCGTGCTTGAGAAACTCGTCGTTGCCTACGAACGCACGCTCGAACGAGTCGGCGACACCGTGTACGTGAACCCCCGCATGGGTGCAGGTCAGTGGTCCCAGCGCTTAACCGCGACATAA